ATGATCTCGGAAAGAAATACCATATCAAGGAAATTGCCTTTGACCGTTGGGGTGCAGTCGAAATGGTCCAGAATCTTGAAGGAATGGGCTTCACGGTAGTGCCATTTGGCCAAGGGTTCAAAGATATGACTCCACCAACCAAAGAGTTGATGCGCTTAACTTTGGAAAAGAAAATTGCTCACGGTGGACACCCAGTTTTGCGTTGGATGATGGACAACATCTACATTCGAACTGATCCGGCAGGCAACATCAAACCAGATAAAGCAAAATCAACTGAAAAAATTGATGGCGTAGTGGCCACCATTATGGGACTGGATCGTGCTATCCGAAATGAGGATAATGGTGATTCTGTTTATGATGGTCGAGGTCTATTAATGTTGTAATTACGAAGAACTGAAAGGAGTTGATGCCATGAGTCTATTTAATAAATTGTTCCATACCAATAAAGCTTCACCCAAAAACACCCTATCCAGCACCATGTCATTTTTCTTCGGCAGTTCGATGGCTGGCCAAAATGTGACCGAACGCACCGCAATGCAGAATACAGCAGTTTATGCTTGTGTGCGAGTCTTGGCTGAAGGATTAGCTGAACTGCCACTCCACATTTATCAATACACCAGCGATGGTGGTAAACAGCGGGCAATTAACCACCCGCTTTATTTTTTGCTTCATGATGCGCCAAATCCAGAAATGACCAGTTTTATCTTTCGTGAAACCATGATGAACCATTTATTGCTGTGGGGTAATGCCTATGCACAAATCATTCGAAACGGTCAAGGCGAGATCACTGGGCTCTATCCTTTGATGCCTGATCGAATGGACGTTAACCGAGCGGCCAACGGTGAAATCTACTATACCTATACCCGCAACTACGATGATTACCAGGCAAAAAATAAATCGAAACAAGTAATTCTCTTGTCCGATGAAGTCCTTCATATCGCCGGATTGGGTTTTGATGGTTTGATTGGTTACAGTCCCATTGCTATGGCTAAGAATGCGATTGGATTATCCATGGCTGCCGAACAATACGGAGCCACTTTCTTCAAAAATGATGCCACGCCTGGTGGTGTTCTAGAGCACCCTAATGTAGTCAAAGACCCTGAACGGCTTCGGAAAAGTTGGCAGTCACAATTTTCGGGATCTAATAATCACAGCATTGCTGTCTTGGAAGAAGGAATGACTTTTCACCAGCTTTCCATTCCACCCGACCAAGCGCAATTTCTTGATACTCGAAAATTCCAACTCGACGAAATTGCCAGAATTTTTCGTGTACCACCGCATATGGTTGGTGACCTAGATCGTTCGACTTTCTCAAATATCGAGCAACAATCACTCGAATTTGTAAAGTACACCCTGAACCCTTGGTGTATTCGCTGGGAACAAGCTATGAATCAACAGCTACTTTCCGCTGATGATCAACGAAAGTTTTTCGTTAAATTCAATGTTGATGGACTACTACGTGGTGATTACGAAAGCCGGATGAATGGGTATGCCATTGGTCGACAAAATGGCTGGTTATCTGCTAATGACATTCGTGAGTTAGAGGATCTCAACCGTATCCCTGCTGATGAAGGTGGTGATCAGTACTTGGTTAACGGTAACATGCTGCCACTCAACCAAGCTGGTAACTTCTATAGTTCTCAGCCATCTAAAGAAAGTGAGGAACCAAAAGAATGAAACGTTTCTGGAACTGGAAACAAAATGGTGATCAGCGGCAACTAGCTATCTCTGGGGTAATTGCTCCTGATAGCTGGGTGCATGACGATGTTTCACCACAGGTATTCCAAGACGAACTTAATGAAAGTCAGGATCCAATCGATCTCTGGCTGAACTCCCCTGGTGGTGATTGTACCGCTGCCAGTCAAATTTATACCATGCTGATGAATTACCCGAATGAAGTCAATGTCAAAATCTCAGGTATTGCGGCATCTGCTGCTTCGGTAATTGCGATGGCTGGAACTACTGTTTCAATGGCTCCTGCGGCTATGCTAATGATCCACAATCCACTGACTATTGTCGGCGGTCAAGAAAGAGATCTCGACCACGCTGCGCAAATGCTAGCTGAAACCAAGGAGTCGATCATCAATGCCTATGAGCTGAAAACCAACCTGCCCCGTGAAAAGATTTCAACAATGATGGATAACGAAACTTGGATGAACGTCAATAAAGCTATCGAATTAGGCTTTGCTGATGCCATGCTGGGTGACCATAAGAATGTCACAGGTTGTTACTCGTATTCCGATAAGCAATCTGACCTGGTGTTATTGAATAAACTCAAGCCTAAAGCAAAATCTACTATTTCTGTAAAGTCGCTGCAAAAGCGGCTTTCTTTGTTATCACACTAATTTAGGAGGAACTTATCAATGAACAAGATTACTGAATTACAAGAAAAGCGTGCCCGTATTTGGAAGCAAGCAAAGTATTTCCTGGACACTAAACAAAAAGAAGCTGATGTACTTTCTGCTGAGGACAACGCTACCTACGAAAAGATGGAACAAGACGTCGTCAACTTGGGTAAGGAAATCGATCGGCTCCATAAGCAAGCCCAAATTGAAGCAGAACTCAATCAGCCCACAACTAAAGCCCTTACTAATACCCCGACTGCTGGAGAATTACCAAAGGGTCAGGATGCTTATGCGCAGAACTTTTGGCAAATGATGCGTGGTCATGCGGTCGTTGATGCACTAAAAGAAGGTACGGATCCAGATGGTGGCTTCCTAGTGCCAAATGAGTTTGAAAATCAACTGATTCAAAAGCTTCAAGAAGCCAACGTCCTGCGAACCATCAGCCATGTCATTCAAACCAATAGCGGTGAACATAAGATTCCGGTTGTCGCGAGCGAAGGAACAGCTGCTTGGCTCGAGGAAGAAGCAGCCTACACAGAATCTAATACTCAATTTAGTCAAGTATCCCTCAGTGCTCACAAATTGGGGACTCTGATCAAGGTATCGGAAGAACTACTGAATGACTCCGCCTTCGACTTGATGTCCTATTTATCTGATGAATTTGGTCGTCGACTTGGTAATGCTGAAGAACAAGCCTTCCTAACGGGTACCGGCACTGGCCAACCAACTGGTATCTTAACCGACACTAATGGTGCGTCTGCGGGATCCACAGCTGCTAAGGCCGATACATTGACTTTTGATGATTTGATCGAACTTTTCTATTCCTTAAGAGCACCATACCGTCAAAATGCTGTTTTCTTAATGAATGATGATACCGTGAAAACCATTCGCAAAATGAAGGATAACAATGGTCAATATATCTGGCAGCCTTCTGTTCAAGCTGGCCAACCAGATCGAATCCTCAATTGCCCAGTTTATACTAGTCCGTTCATGCCATCCATGGTCGCATCTAATAAACCAGTGCTCTTTGGTGATTTCAATTACTATTGGATTGCTGATCGTCAAGGTCGAACCTTTAAACGACTTAATGAACTTTATGCTGTAACTGGTCAAGTCGGTTTCTTGGGCTCGCAACGAGTAGATGGCAAAGTCATCCTCCCAGAAGCCATTAAAACTCTTGCCATGGCTGCTAAGTAGAAAGGACTGATGAAATGTGGCTGCTATTACTTTGGCCGAAGCAAAAGCCTACCTAAGAGTTGATAACACTGTTGAAGATGACCTCATCACAAAGTTGATTGGATCGGCGACTGCTACCGTCGAAAATGTCCTTCGTCAGCCTCTATCAGCATTTGATCCTCTCCCTGATGATATTCATACCGCGATTCTCTATACCGTAGCTTACCTTTACGAATATCGGGAAACGGCTGATTTTGATGCCATGATCAAGTTTCTTCGGGCTATCTTGTCCCCTTACCGGAAGGAGGAATTTTAATGCAACAGCAAAATAAACGGGTCAGTAAGATTGCTGATATTGGTGAACTAGATCGCCGCATTACGCTGATGAAAAAGAAATATGTCGGCGAAAATCCTAATACCGGAATGTCGATGTACAAGGATGTTCGCTTAGGCGATGTGTGGGCAAAAGTTTCTGCCCTACACGGTCAAGAGTATTACACGGCGGTTAGTGTGAAGTTGGAAAAACAATTGTCCTTTATTATCCGATATCGCGATGATGTTGACGAAGAAACCAACATTTGGTTTGAAGGCCATGGCTATAACATTGGTTTTATTGATGACGTCAAGTATAACCACGAGTATATGGAGATCAAGGCTGAATATTCGAGAGGAGTTGATAATCCGAATGAAGACAACTAGTTTAACGGTAATCAATACTTGTTTTGGAGCTATTGGAGCCTTTCTTGGCTGGTTTCTAGGAGGACTCGACGGTTTCTTATATGTTCTCCTGATTTTTATGGTCGTGGACTACATCACTGGAGTCCTTTGCGCAGTTAATGAGCATAAGCTCTCCAGCGAGATTGGCTTTCGTGGGCTTACGCGCAAAGTATTAATCCTATTGTTAGTTGGCATTGCACATTGCCTTGATATTTACCTATTAAAGAATGGTTCAGCAATCCGTACCGCTACTATTTTCTTCTATATCTCTAATGAAGGTATTTCTCTATTAGAAAATATAAGCCGTCTGGGGCTACCCGTACCTGATAAATTGAAAAGTGTTCTCCAACAATTGCACGATAAGGACGATAATAACTAACTTTTACCTGTGGACTGCGGTCTGCAGGCTTTTTGTTGTTTCTATGGTAAAATATCATCAGGTCTGAAATGGTGGGTCGCTCCCAACATGGAAGGCTTAGTGATAAGGACATGGTCGCATCACCCTTCAACTATTCCTGATAACGCGAGGTGATGACTATGTTAATTTGGAAAGAATCGAGGACTCGGCATTACTGCCGCCATAGTTATCGTGGCAGTCGGCCAGTTGATCATTGACTGCGCCAAAGCCTACGCGATAATAAAAAAAGCCAACCATAACGGTTAGCTTCATCCTCGATCATTCCTGATCACGCTTGAGGGTAACGAGATGCAGCTCGTTGCTCTCTTTTCTTTTATTATGATAGCTGATCTATCCTGTTTTTTCAACTTTTTAGCTGGCAGTTTTCTGTCAGCTTTTTTCTTTTACCATGGTTTACTTTTCGACCTCCGCTGGCTTATCAGTGGAGGTAATTAAGATGACCAAACAAGTTAAAGAAGTAACTCATCAACCACTGACGTCGATCAATACAACAATTTCGCAAAAGCAATTGCTAAATGACTTACATTATCGACAATCCAAACAGATCATCCAACATTTGCTGGATCAAGGGTTGATTTCGGCTGATCAATTTCAAAAGATTGACCAATTAAACAAGCAGTCCTTTCCACCACTATATAGTCCTGAATGTGTTGCTACATCAACGATCCAGAGCTAACATACCACACTGACGAAAGGAGGTTTGCCATGTCGACCATTACTAAAATTCAAGGTTATCACAATGATGTCAAGCAACTACGTGTGGCAGCCTACTGCCGGGTTTCTACTGACAATGTCGAACAGTTGGAAAGTCTGCAAAATCAGCGTGAGCATTATCAGGAGTACATTAGTCACCATCCCAATTGGCAACTTGCCAAAATCTACTATGATGAAGGCATTTCTGGCACTAAATTAACGAAACGGA